GAGATTTCTTAGGCCGATAGAACCAGTGATCTATGCGATTATCGCTGACTTGTTCAGCTGTAATAGACCTCGCCAAGTGGTCTGTGCCAAAGGCTTGAATTGTTTCGAATTGGGGGAAGTAATTTCCTCAAATTGGGACGAATTTCTCGACCCCGTCGCAGTTGGGATCGATGCTCACCGCTTCGATCAGCATGTCTGCAAGGACATGTTGAAATGGGAACATAGTATTTATACTGCGTTCTTTAAAGGAGCGGATCGATTGGAACTGTCTAAGTTGCTTCGCTGGCAACTTGAAAACAGAGGACGCATCTTCTGTGATGATGGGGAAATCCACTACAGTGTGTCAGGTTCTCGGATGACGGGTGATATGAATACGGCTGTTGGGAACTGCCTAATTTGCTGTGCTATCATCTATGCGTGGCTCTGGCCACGCGGTCTTCTGCCCCTGGTGCGCATTGTGGACAACGGTGACGATATGATTATCATCACGAGCGAAAGGCATCGTTCGTTGGTGATGGATGGTCTAGTTGCATGGTTCCATGACTTCGGCTTTGAGATCAAGGTCGAAGCGCCCGTCCGAATAAAAGAGAAATTGGTGTTTTGTCAGTGTCAACCTATCTATGATGGGGAGAGGTGGAGAATGGTTCGTTCCATTCCTGCATCACTCTGTAAGGATAGTGTCATACTTCAGTCTGGAGCGGACGCAAAACAACAAGACTTGTATATTCAAGGAGTCGGGGTCGCTGGACTTGCCTTGGCATCGGGATTGCCCGTGATCCAAGAGTTCTATAGCGCAATGATAAGACCGGACTATGATGTCACAGAACGTCGTCCTAGACAACGAACAGTGGCTGAGGTAGGCTATCTCAATCCGTTGGGATTAGCCGAAACTGGCTTTTATCATCTGGCTAAAGGATGCGAGTCGCGATGGGTGGATGTTACCTGGCAAGCTAGAGCCTCCTTTGCTCTAGCCTTCGATATCTGCCCCGCAGTGCAACTAGAATTAGAGACCTACTACAGGACACTCCGGAAGAAACTCCAACGCCATGTGCAGGCCTTGGAGTTCGTGCCTCTGTAGTTGCTATGGGGTCCCACTCTTAACTATCCAAAGTGACGGCAGGCGCCTCCCGTCCGCGAAATCGGACGCCTAGAGACTGCACGGATGGCAACATGCGATGTTGTGAGTGGGATGTACAGTCCACGCGACACGTGTATCCCATATATGTCAAGTGGCAAGGGAAGCAAGAAGCAGGCTAAGAAGGCGACACCGGG